CACCCGGCGGAAGTTTTGGAACGTCTCCAAAAGGAAAAGCCGGATGCTCCCATGGAAGATTTGGTCAAGGAGGCTGATGAAATTGTTGCCCAGGAGATGAAGGAGCGTCAAGCACAACGAGAAGCCGACGCAAAGAAGGTGGCCGACGATACCGAATCGACGGACGCTAAAATCGAAGAAAAGTCCGAAGAACCCGGTGAAGAAGTTTCGTCCGCGTAAGATAAAAAATATTAATTAGTAATAAGATGTTGAGTGTAATTCTAAATTTGATTACATTATTAATTGTCGCCGCATTATGTGTCTTGTTTTTTACCTTGAAGAAAAAGAGAAAAAACAAGAAAGAAACCGATACAGCTTACGATGTCGCAACGGATATGTTGAAAGATCCGCTCATTGTGAGTCGCGCGTATTTCACCGAATCAAAAATCGGTGATATTGGTGATTTTTCTGGTTATTCGAATCCCGAATCGGAAATTAAGAAGGTTTAAGTATGACGGGCTGCATTGTCTTACCCATAAAAAATCCTAAAATAAAACCAACAAATACTATAATATAGGTAGTTTTATCTATTGATGCAAAAATATCCATAGGCTGACTCGGTGAAGAATTCATTGGCTGCCACTGTTGTTGCATCATTGGGTACATAGGCGGCGGGGGAGGTGGCGCGGAGTGCATGGGCTGGGCGTATATGGGTGTGGAATCTTCGTACGGATCTTCGTGAATCTCCTGGTTTTGTTTGTCTATAGAATCAACTTCGGATTTATAGTCGATTGGATTGCCTATATCAGTCTCCATTTATTAAATAATTGCTCTTTTTTTTAAGCTAAAATTACTCATCCCAATCTTCATCCTCCTCTTCATCTTCGCTGACAACGAAACCCTTTAAGTTTCCGTTTTCATCTTCTTCGTCATCTGTTTCGTCAAATTCGGAGTCTTCTGAGTCGTATTCGTCTTCTGTATCGAGGTCGGAATTATCCCACCCTTCGTCGTATTCGTCCTCACCGAAATCGTCATTAACAACTGTTTCGGTTGGGACAAATAATTGTGGTTTTTTAACGACGCGTCCATACCTGGTACGTATAGCACCTTCACTGATGTTAATATTTTCCATTTGTTCGACTAATGTGGCCATTTAATAGATATTAGTAAATTCTTCTGTTTAAGTACTTTGGATGGAACACCTCGTTATTGTTTATCGCATTATCCATTAATCTCTTTTCAAATGTATAACCTATTGTGTTTGATAATTGGTGTATCTCATCCTGAATGCCCAAATTCTTTGTTTCGCCGTACAATCCCAGGTCTTCTAAACGATCGAGAGCTTCTATTAAGTATTGTTGTGCTACTCTGGGGCTATGTTCGAGGCGTTGTGCCAATTTGAGTTTGGATAGGTATTCCATATAGATTTCAGGCTCAACTCCTGAGTATTTATGGACTTTTTGTTTCAGATCCTTGAGGGTATCGACCCGCTCTTTAATAGACTCTTCTTTATATAATAATTTATATACCACAAATGATGAAGCACATAAGAGGACAAGCGCCATTTAACTTAGATGTATTTTTTATTTCGGGTATAAAACCCCCATCACTCTCGGGCTAATATTATATATTTTACCCTTCTTGATTTTACATATTCCACAATCTTGGTTAATCTTTCCTTTGTTCGTGAGGATGAAGCTTGTACATTTGTCATCGTGATTCTCTCCTGCTATTTCGCAATATGTAGAAGTTGTTCCGATTATATAATTCTGTCTATTCTTTTGTATCTTGATAACTTTCAAATTTGAATGTTTTTTGTCTATATGTTTTGTGATGAATTTCTCAACATCTTCCTTACAATCCATTGGATTTATTCCAGTGTTATTCGTGGTGGTACTTTGTTTCAATCCTATACATTTTCTCATTTCCACCTTTTCGGGATATAGCTTATCCACGATTGACGGATTTAGTTGGTACGTGCGTCCCACAAAATCTTTACAATATCCATTTCTTCTCCCATCTAAAGTATCACACGTACAAAAGCATTTTTGTGCTATTCTATCGCCACTTATATAGAAATACACATGATTCGATCCATGATTTCTTCCTATATTTTCACAGTATTTAGAATTACTAGAAATCAGGAATCTATGTTCGAATTTAAATAACTTTGAAACTCGCGCTTCATCTTGGCCGTTTATATTTTTCTTGATAAACCGTTCTATCTCATATTTTAACTCTACATCATCTACTTCATCTTTAGTTTGTATTTCCGTGAATGACCCCTCTTTTACTGCCTTTGTCGGTCCTTCTATCGTAACAAAATCAGTTGAATCCGTTCGTACAGCGGACATGGCTAGAATCTGGGCGTCCGGTGTCTGTCCTATTCTCGTCAATGTACTCAATAATCCACCGGGTTTAAATACAAATATAGGCAGATATGGACCTTCGGTAATACCCTTTGTCATTTTGTGCGACCATGGCATTCTGAAACCACTCCCCTTCGAACGTTTAGTTACATCTCCATAGACCGCGGAATCTATGATACTTTCCCAATCCTCGGAACCCTTTGCTATATATAACGCAACTAATATGTGTTCTCGTAAAGCGATCGCACTTTTTTGATCTACGACAAATCCGGGAAAATTTAAATGCACTCCCGTTTTGATTTTATCACCTGCCGGTTTTGGTTGTGCTACCGAAATTAGACATTCCCTTCCACCCTTCGTCATAACCTTGTTACAAATTATTTTACATATATCTTGTATATCATTCAAGTTTAACGCTTCTTCGGCTTTGTAATCTATATCTACGAAAAAATTATAATATTTTGTCTTCTGTTCGACTACATATATCTTTTCTCCCGACAACACACTTTCCGTGTATTTATCGTAAAATTCACTCAATCTATCAGATGGCACGGATAGGACTCCCCCATTCATGAGCACATGTGATAGCTTGTTACCGCCATGATCGAATTTTTGTTCTGCGCACCAGCGCTTGAACATACTTACATTTCTTACGATTCTATTTTTTAATACCGTCTAATTGAAGCAGAGATGGAAACATCTGCAAATTCTTTATCTGTAGCAAGCTCCTTTTTTAAAGTTAGTAATTCATACACTGTTCTTGTAGCGAGTTCGTCCGCCTTTTCTTTTGCGTCATCTTCTGAATACCCTCTATTCTCTATGAGTAATTCTCGGATTTCACGTAAAATATAAGCCTTCGATTTCATCCTATTTTATAGAAAATGTTTTTCTATTCAGTGATTGAACACAGGTATAAAATTCCGGATTTTTAATGATATTATCCACGATCAGATTCCACCTTTTTCGACAATTATATTCTTCTAATGTATCGAAATTCATGAAATCATTTTCGTCGAATGTCTTTTTTATTGGTTGTTTATTTGCTTTTTTTGCTTGACATTTTGCTTTTTCGTCATAAAATTTTTTGATAAGTGCGTGTTGGTCATTTCGTTTCCAATCAACGAAAAAAATAAACACATTATAGACCAAGTCCACAGTTGGACTTTCTTTTACTGTAAATACAAACGACGTGTATTCACCTTTTTTGAGTGATACTATACCTCTTGTTTCTTCTTCTAGTTCTCTTAGAGCACATCTAAGCGGGTTATAAATTTCCCGTCTTCTGCATCCTCCTGTAACAAAAATCCAATCTTTAAATCTTCGATCTCTCACGGTTAAAAACCGTGGCTTTGCGTCTGCGAAACTAACCGGAATCGCTATTGCTTTGTACTTTTTCATTGCTCATTTAGCAAGTTACAATATATGAATATGATTATTTCACAGACATTGGCTCGGCTACCGGAGAAATCGGCGTAACAGATTGGGTTGGCTTTTCTGGTTGCGTAGAAGGCTTTCCATCATTATCCTCTTCATAATCTTCGTCATCTTCTTCCGACATACCGTCGTCATAATAACTTAAACTATTCAGGTGATTGGCCATTTGAGAGGAAAACGTCTTCATTTCAGAAACGTCATTTCTTGTACTTTTTAATTCACTGTAGAGGTAGAGGCTCCCTAGAACGCACATAGCGAGGGCAATAAGCATCATTGTTTCACGATCAAGAGAGAACATATTGGTATAACTAATATATTACCGTCTGAACTTTTTAAGTTCCTATAATCGCACCCATATGGACACCTTTATTACTCGGAACTGTATAACCCGCGTCTCTACCAAACTGAAGTGCGTCGTAATGAGGTTCCTTCGATTCTGGAGAAACGCTTCTGCGTACATTAGTCACATTTTCGTCGTATGGAATAGGTTTTCTATTCTCCGACGACTCTACTAGCTTAGGATCCACTATTCTTTCCAGTGTCCTGGACTGGGGATCATAGGTTAGCACAAATACGAAAGCAAGTAAGAACAGGGCTGTCCAGAACATGCTTATTTCTAATATAATTATCTATTTTTTTGATACTGTTTAGTTGGCATACACAAGACCGGCCATGCCGTTTTCTATGCGCATAATGTTGTAATTCACGGCATAAATTGCATCAAGCGAGCTGCTACCGGAGTTGACAATACGAGCCGAATCGAGACGCGAGAAATTTAAGGAACCAGTGGGCTGTAACTTGGCCGTTTCCAAACAGAACGGGTAAATGAAGAGGGATTCCTTCTTGTCACCCGACGAGTTCGCGACGTGGTAGTAGCTGCTGACCGCGGAGTAGTTCGGCATCGTGAATTTGTAGTCACTGCAATCGGTACCGTTGATTTGGAGCTTGGTCTTGTTCGTCGCCGTCATCATACCGTTAGCCGAGCAGTTCGACACGAGGAACTTCACCGGATGATTAAACGAGAGTTCCTGAACCTTGGCCTGACTGGCGATAACCTTTTGGGTTTGGGTAATCAACAAGTTCATCGGCTTAGAGGACAGAACCGTACGTTCATCCGTGTCCAAGAAAATGTAGTTCGCGTAGGCTTCCCACTTGTTGCTAGCCGCGGAGGCACCCCAGTGAATTCGGAGTTCGACATCGTGGTATTGCATGGCTATCAACGGAAGAGCGGATTGCCAGTTTTCACAAAATTGAAACCTGAGGGGGTAAAATTGTTCATCGGCGCCACCACGGAAGATACCACCACCAACCGACTTAGAGGAAGACGTGGATAAAAGTTCCGGCGCAATCATCGTAGAGAATGTAGAATCTTGTTCATCGATCAATTGTCCACCAACGAACAGTTCGACCTTGGAAATCTTGGAGGCCCAATCGGTCACGGTGGCAGATTGGGTACCATTGGAGTGAATCGGGGCAAGATAAACATAGGACAACATGTCACCCTTTCTCTCGAAGCGAATGGAGGACATGCCATTGTTTTGGATGTTGCCTTGTATGACCTGACGTTCACAGGACTGAGAAAAATTCGTCGCACGTTTGTACGTAGAGCGGAAAAAGCTGACTTCGGGTTGGCCGACCAAATGGGCATCTTGAGCACCGACGGCCACTAATTGAGCAATTCCACCAGACATGATTTATATTATATGGAGTTTTTTATTTTGGCGAGTTCATCCTCAAGGGACTCAATTTTGGATATCGCTTTCTGGAGTGCACCGTACATGGATGCGTATAATTGGTCATTATTTAGGAACTTGACATCATCGATACCATATTTTTCTTCGATTGTATTAATCGATTTTGGCATATATTCCTCTACTTCCTGAGCTATCCAACCGAGGACATTCTTGTCCTTCTGGTACTCACTGAAACCTTCCAAGTCATCTCTCCATCTGAATCTTCTGAGGGGAATGCTTTTCACTGTATCGTAACACATATCAATATTCGCATCCTGGATATTTTCTTTTAGACGGCGGTCTGATGTAGATGACCATGACCCTCCTCCAGTCTTCGCTGCCGTCCCTGTAACTTCTAGATCAAATGTCGGACTCGCAGTTTTGACACCCACCTTACCATCGGTGACAAGCGAGTTACCTGTATTCGTAAATTGAACTGTTTTAGACGTTGTATTGCCTGTATTTGTTATTTGTTGAAGGGTATATGTCGCCGATATAGCAACATTGCCCAATGTTATCTTTTCTGCCAATATATTACCCGAAACAGAAAGAACATTACTGCCCGTATCTTGTATGAATAAATTGGAACCAACATCCAAGGTGTGCGTTGGGTTGAGATTAGATATACCATGTGCGGGTGAATCGGATTTGAAACCGATAGACGGATTCAAGAAACTGATTGTATTTGTAAAGTTAGTACCGACATTAGACAAGAAACCACC